GCGTGTACGTACAAGTGTTCGCTACAAGGAAACCATTGACTCATGGGCAGAAGAGTTAGAGGCACTCCTTGCTTCTGAAGCCATTGAAGCCATGAAGGCACATGCCCAGCAACCAGGGGGCACAGCAGCCGCTAAATGGCTCGCAGAGAAGAGTTACAAGGCAACCAAGGGGGTAGGTAGGCCCAAGAAGGAAGCAGAGCCTATAGATGTTTCTGGTGACTCTCAGCGCATCTCTAATGACGCTATGCGGCTATTTGCTGTTAAGTAAGGAACACCTATATGCCCTACATGACCGATGGAAAACGTGATTATAAAAAGGAACGTGAGAAATATCACAGCAAACCTGAGCAAATGGCTAACAACCGTGCACGTAAGAAGGCACGTAGGGAACTAGAGGCTGAAGGGAAGGTTAAACCCTTTGATGGAAAAGATGTAGACCATAAGACACCACTAAAGCGTGGTGGCTCTAATGGCAAGAGTAATCTCCGTGTACAGAGTAAGTCAACCAACCGTAGTGTTGCTAAGACCAGTGGCAACAGAATGAAGAAGAATGGCTAAGAAACCAGTTTCCCCTAAGACTAAAGAAGACATTAAGGAACTAGCGGAGAAGGACCTAGAGACTTTCATCCGTCTAGTGGCCCCTCATCGTGTCTTAGGATCTATTCACACAGAACTCTGCTCATGGTGGACACGAGAGGGCGCTAAGGACAATCAACTTGTACTCCTTCCCCGAGATCACCAAAAGAGTGCAATGATTGCCTATAGGGTTGCTTGGTGGATTACTAAGTTTCCAGAAACAACTATTCTTTATGTTAGTGCTACAGCAGACCTAGCAGAGAAGCAGTTGAAGTTCGTTAAAGACATTCTCACCTCAGACATTCATCAGTTCTATTGGCCTGAAATGGTAAATAAGAATGAAAATGCTAGAGAGCGTTGGACAGCAGATGAAATCTCAGTGGACCACCCAAAGCGTAAGGCTGAAGGGGTTCGTGATGCAACTCTTAAGGCTGTTGGACTCACTGCTAACACTACTGGTTTGCACTGTCATGTTGCTGTACTTGATGACTTGGTTGTTCCAGGTAATGCATACTCAGAAACAGGTAGGGCACAAGTAAAGTCAATGTATAGCCAACTGGCCTCCATTGAAACAACTGGTGCTAAGGAATGGGTTGTAGGGACACGTTATCACCCATCAGACTTGTACAAGGATCTGATGGAAATGAATGAACTATATTTTGATTCAGCCTCTGAAGAAGATGTTGAGGCTTCAGTTTATGAAACATTCGAGAGGGTAGTTGAGACTAATGGGGAATTCCTATGGCCCAAGCAACGTAGGCCTGACGGTAAGACCTTTGGTTTTGATGAGAGGGAACTAGCCCGTAAGAAGGCTAAATATCTTGATGTAACTCAGTTTTATAGCCAATATTATAATAACCCTAATTCAATTGAAACTCAGCAGATTGACAAATCTAAGTTTCAATATTACAATCGAGAGAATGTGACAAACATTAGCGGTGTATGGTATGTTGGAAACAATCCGATTACTGTGTACGCTGCTATGGATTTTGCCTACTCTGTTACTTCTTCATCTGACTTTACGGTTATCATGGTTGTGGGAGTGGATGATGAAAGTAATTACTACGGATTATCAGATTTAGATGTTACATTTGTAATTGATAGTAATAAGATAAAACATAAAATGACACAAGCAGATAGAAATTATGAGGGTGGAACAATATCAGTTCAAGGCAATATACCATTAAGAGCAGTGGTAAAAGTTTTAGTTTATAAACCTAATGAAAATCTTATTAAATTATTACAAAATAAACAAATAGAATATTCAATCGAAGCACTATCGTAGTATTGGTGCTAACTACTCGCTAAGACTAACTCACATACTTAACTAATTGAAAATGAATACTGAAACCCTATACAATACATACGTCATAACCTATTCAAATCACTTTGAATTTAATGGTAAAGTATTAGCGTATCGTAAAAAAGTACTATTTGATATTACAAGCGTTCCTAATGCTTTGTTTTGCACTAATAATAACGGTTCAAATGGTTACTGGATTAACCGTAAATGGTTAAGTGAAAGTAGGATTAAATGCCTATTAAAACAAGAACCCAAACAAGTTGATGTAAGTAATTTACAATGGTATCAACAAATAAATTTAGATCACGTATTTAATTTAACCGGCCAACAATTAACACATAATAAGGTATGAAACAATTAAACCAAATAAATATATATGCAAGAATCAAAATTTAAAAAGTTAGAAAACCTGTTCAGTTGGGCGATGTTCTATTCAAATGGTAAAAGTTTAGCAGTACCAACAAATAGAGATGAAGAGAAATTTGCTAAAGTACAAAAAGAAATTAACGAACTTAAAAAACAAGTAATTGATTAATTATGGATCAACAAGCAAAACCAATTAAAGTACAAGATACCTTAGAGTATCAACAACGTAGAGTTCAAATTCAAAAAGAGATTAATGAAAACAAAGTATCTATTGATAGAGAATGCTTCAAAAAGTCTTTTACTGAAAAGTTAGAACTAAAGAAAAGAATTAAAGAGTATAAACAATCAATTAAAAAATAAAAATCATGAGAAAATGGAAAGCTTACACAGCAGAAGAATTAAAATTAGTTAATGATACTAAATTAACAACTAGAGCTATTGCTAGAATGACAGATAGATCAATGCAGTCTATTTATTCATTTTATTGATATTTTAGAGGTTAGTAGTACTTAGCGAGTAGTTAAGTGCAATGCTAAAGAAGCACTACATATTTACGATTTCGTTTGCCATACCATAGCAATATTCTGTTTTCTCTGGTGAAGCCTAATCGTGGGCTTAACTGAATTTCTACTACTAAGGCAATTATCAATATTGCTATTACTGTTGTCATTCTAATTTACATTTGTGAAAAGCACTGCACATAACACTGTATTGCCAAAAGTGGGGCGGAAGTGCTACTATGATGCTTCATCGGTTTAACAATCATTTGTTTTTCAATTTAACTTTAGTGGTTTTAATGCCCCACCTTCGCAAAGCACCCGACCGTTGTGCAACATTAAAACGATTGTACAACATGGTATAAAAGCAATGCTATCCATAGTCAATAGCAACTAATTTGCCTTTAAAATACCCGAAGCTATCGTGCTTCAATTCAGCTGGTATTGTATAATTCTCATTGCAGGTACAAAACTTTTCCAACGCTTCTCTACTTAATTCACCTTCATTTAACACTCGTACTCTTGGCATCACCACAAGCAACCCTAATGGTAGGCTAAATTTAACAGGGCATAGTTTTTCACTCATATCGTGTACTTTACTAAATTCCCGTTCTTGCATATTTGCCAAAAGCCCCCACAAAAAGTTTTTCCAGCTATATAGGGATGGTATTTTAAAGGCAAATCTTCCAATGAAAATTACCCACCTTGTTGAACCTTGTCTATTCATATCCACACTACTTTTATACCTGTACGTTATAAGCAAACGGTAGCTACTTTGAAACTTGCTTTTCGTTGTTTCATCTCTACTTGGATTTTTTTAAGCTCATCCAAAGCTGCTAGGTTGTTGTATCGTAAATTTTAAATTGAATAAAAAATAATTCTACTATAAAAAATGATTTGTATGCTGAGTTTATTCCAAATAAAGTCCAATCATTGATGGCTAATATTTCAAAAATAAAACCATTATAACAATTCCATTCAATATTTATTAATTGTATCTTTTCCATACTATTTGTTATTTCGGGTTATCGTGAATGTTTTTAATAATACATTTAATGATTCTGACTTATGTTTTGCAAATATTCTATCAACTTCTTTCCATAAATCCACTTCATTAGCTTCTGATTTCGATGCTTTTAGTTTAGATTCAAATTCAACCGCACAATTATAGTTTAACTTTACTTTCTGTTCAGATATTAATAATTGACTTTTCAACTCAGCAATCTTATTAACCAACCCAGCCTTTTCACCTTCTAAATTTAAGATGTCGTTATGATAAACAGAGCATTGCATTTTTTGTTGCTCAATCTCATCAATCAACAGCTTTGTGTGTTCTTGCATTTGAAACTTAATA